CTGATGTCAATAGGATTTCCGTAGAAAAAGAATGGTGCCAATGCTGCCCATGTAGTGCCTGCACTTATGTCCACCGTAGTCTTTACAGTGAATGAAGTGTTAAGCACCACAGCTGTAACTCTCACTTGAGTTGCTGCAATGGTGATATATTGTCCGGCAACTATGTCCTTAGTGCACTCAGTCTCCACAAGCCAAGTGCCATCACCATTATCAGTGATGGCAGTGATGTCATCAGTGCGGTCCGCTCTCATGTCATCAATGACAGCCTTGATCAAATCTTCTTCAGTAGTGATTGCCATATCTTAAAAGTTACCTCCAGCCATTTGAATCTTCTTCTTTCTCCCTGCGTACGTAGGGAAAGCACTCCAAGCAATTGATTGAGATGCTGTCATGCTGCCTCCTGATGCCTTAGTGAAAGTGATTGAAGCGTTGCTGCTCACCGCTGTCACTGTGTAGTCAGTAGTACCAATGTGAATGGTGTCCCCAACTGATAAGTATTTCGTAGATGGCACAAGTGCCGTCCACGTTCCGTTCCCGTTGTCGGTGAACGCTGTTGAAGTAGTGTCTTGATTATTCATGTCAGTGATGAACTTCTGTGCAGAGCAGTAAAGCTTCACCGCTTCATTATAGTAAACATCTGATATCATGCTCAGGCCGTCAAGAGTTGGGCTCTCACCATTCTGTGAGCTTCCTTTTGTAAGGCCTATGATGGTATCAAATAGAGATTTCTTCTTGATGATTTCAAGGTAAGTGAATATCTTGAGCATTCTATTCAATCCAATGTAGTCAACATTGATGTCAGAGTCACCATCCAATGGCTGAGTGTAGGTGCCAATCTTTGGATCAACATAAACAACACCATTTAATAAGTCAGTGAACTTTGCCTTTGTCGGAGTTGGAAGCTGAGCACCAAACTTTAAGTATAAGTCCATGCCAAGCAAGTCAGTCAAAAGCTTTCTCTGCATTGAGACAATATACTCATCAATCATGTCCTCTGAATAGGTATTCAAAGAAAGAGCAAACTCATTTACAAAGTTTGTGTTTACTAATATCGGAGTGAAATTGCTCATCTATTTTCTTTTAGTTGCGAAGAGCTGAATCGAACAGCTGCCCTCTTGGTTTATGGTCCAAGTTATCTCCCTCTGATATACTTCGCTAAGTTTTAAAAAGGGAGAGCCTGAGCTCTCCCCTTCTTTATTTTTGTGCAAATGCGTAGCCGTATAAACGTGCTGCCATTGTACCTGTGCCAGTATAACTTAGTCGGTAGTACTTATAAGGTGCTCCAACTATTACAAAGATTTTAGAAGTAGTAGTTTGATTCAAAGCCGTTAAAGTAGCCGTTCCACTTTCCAAGTAGTTAGTGTTTACCGTTACATAGTTTGAACCGTCATTGCTTCCTTGTAAGGTGATAGTACCACCTACAGTTCCACTAAGTTTCAAAGTTTTAACTTGAATGCTCAATGTTGAGTAGTAACCACTTACAGATAAATTCACCGCATCAGTTCCAGTGTTGGTGATAGTGTCTCCATTAGAAGTGAAGTTTGTGAAAACTCCCTTTCCGCTTGATTGCTGTGGTAACATATACCCAAAGATTGAACCAGTCAAAGTAGTTGAACCAGTGAAAACGACTTTATACTTTCTATAAGGTGAGCCATTAACTACCCAAATGTAAGAACTATTACCACTTGCAGCCATCGCTAAAGTGTCAGTTCCTATCTGCTGGTAGTTGGTGCCATCAATAGTTCCGTATAATTTTGCATTACCTGCAGCAGTTCCTGTGATTCTTTTGAATACAGCATGAATCGATACAGTTTGGTAGTAGTACTGAACAGGATAAACAACTGAGTCAGCTGTCGTATTGGTGATAGTGTCACCACTTCCTGTCATCGTTACTACATTCGCTTGCGCTTGCAAGCCCATTGCTCCAAGCAATAGGAAGCAAATTAAGATTAAATTTTTCATTTTTATTTTTCCTCTTTTTTAGGAGCCTTAGTAGTGACAAGTCCTTTGCCTTCAAAGTATTCAATTAACACAGGGTGAGCAGTAATGATTTGCCCTTCCTTCCATTTATTGAATTTAATTTCAGCACCTTTCTTTGTCACAGTAGCCTGAGCTCTTGTGGTTAATTTGATTATCTCATTCCCTTCTTTAGTTACAGGAACTTCGATTCCGTTTTTAATTTTTGTAAACTTTGCCATTTGTATAGATATTTAATTGATTACTTAAAAAAGGGAGAGCCTAAGCCCTCCCCGTATGGTTACACAACAGTGATCGCAGTGATAACATTGTCAAATGTATCATAGCAGAACGCGTTTGTGTTGTTATCAGAAGCATAAGCATGAAGCCTTCTCTCACCGATTACAGTCACCAAGTTTTTTTCGAAGTCATCATTAACGAAACCGAAAGAGATTGCAAATGGTTTGTAATTTCTTACAATATATTTGCTCATGTCAGCTACTAAGCAGTAACCTACGGCAATATTGTTTGAAGCAACAACCACTAAACCAAGTTCAGCAAGTCTGTTGATGATAGGCTGACCGTCTGTGTCTTTCTCCAACATCATGTTAGCTTGGTCGATTGTGTTCATAAACACGTGAGAAGCCATGAAGTTTAAAGACTTGATTTGTGCAGCCATTGCGATGATTGCATCACCTTTCTTAGGTGCAGTAGTTTCGATAGTAGTCAACACGTATGCAGGAGCATATTCAGTGATTCCTTTCAAGTTTGTACCAGTACCATCACCAGTTAATAATTGAGTGTCAGTAGCGATGCTCACCTGATACATCAATTCGTTTTCGATTGCAGCAGCTACAAAGTCAATATCATCCAACATCTCAGTTGAAATTTTGATTTTGTCAGCAACTTTTCTTGCAGTTGAAGTTTCAGTTTCAAATTCAAAGTCAATCAATGGTTTAACACCACCTTCAGCAGTGATAGCAGCAGCACCATCTCTGTTCACTTTGTTCACCCAAACAATGTTTGATGAAGAAGTTGCAGATGTGTTTGCATATTGCTCAATCAATGGCTGATTAGAAGCGATGTCAACGAAGCCAGGAACAACCTCTCTTACTGGTAAGTAAGCAGATGAGTTCAAGTTTGTTGATTCCAACATTGTGCCAGCAGCTTTAATTTCGATTGCAGCAACTGCGCCATCTTTACCTTCTGACTTAACACCAAAAGAGATAGACTCACCTTTTTTGAATCCTTCCCATTTAGAAGCGTTCTCTTTCAAATAAGACTTAATCTGTCCTTTGATAGATGAATCTTCTTTAACTACTGGAGCAGCTTCTTTCATTGCTTTCAATTCCCCTGCAAGTCTTACAACTTCAGATTTCAATTCAGCATCTTCGAACTTTAACTCAGCAGCTTTCAAGTCAGCTTTTAAGCCTTCTAATTCTTTTTTGGTAAGATCTAACTCACCAGCGATTGCGCTCTTTACGTTTGCTATTAAAGCATCATGAGCAGCTTTTTCTTCTTGTGTCATTTTTTTTAGTTTTAAATTTTTATTCCTTTTACTATGTAGTCAAAATTAATGGCACTCTTCACCACTTGAGGAGTCGGCTCTTCTGTCAAAGTGTCTTTTATAGACGGCTTCAACTCACTAAGTGACTTGATCATTTGCTGTATCTGTGCGAATCTTAACTCCATACCTTCAAGCCTTTCATCAGTTCCAAGCCCTCTCTTGAGTGCTTTGTGGAATGAATCACAAACTTCATTTAATTTCTTCATCAATGGCTCTGCATCTCCCATACTTTTTGCAATGTCGATCACAGGTGTGAACTCATTTGCTCCAAAAGTAACACCGCTCACCTCAAATAGTTTGAGCTCAGTGATGTTGAAGAAGCCACCATCGCCCTCCTTAACAAATTGAATCTTGCCGTCAACATAGTTGAAGCCAATTGAATGCTCTCTCAAGATGCCATCCTCATAGTCAAGAAGTGCGTTCTTTCCGTCATCTGATCTCCCCATCTTACTTCCAACAAGCAAACCAGTTGCATCCTCCTCCATTAGATAAGGAAGGCCTATCTGCTTTGTCCAGTCGTGATTTCTTAAGTGAGCGATCTTTCTATTTCCTGATGACTGAGGACCTATCTCAGCAATTGACTTTGAGAAGGAACCCATCCTGATGATGTCATCATCTGAGTCCTTCAAATCAAATGCTGAAGCATAAAAAAGCACTGTCCCCTTTGCAGAGTCAATGTCTTTCAACTCAAGATTCAAGCTTTTACAGCCGTAATGAGTTGATAATTTTGATTTTATTTCAGTCTCCTTTGTCATAATTACTACCCAAACTTAGAATAAAATTTGGTATTTTACAAAAATACAAAATATTATTTCATTTTTTTTTCTAATTTTAGAAAAAATTTATCTCATGGGATTGATATCTTCAATGCAAAATTTATTCAGTGGCTTGTTCTATTCAAGAGATGCTGATGGCTTCAACTACTTCTCAACTAATAGGATGCTTGGACAGAAAGGTGTAGTGTGGACTGATACCACCAAGCCTGCTGCTGCATACGAATCAACACCTCAACTGAAGGCTGTGATTGATAAGAAAGCTATCATGTTCTCTACCATGTCACTCATCGTAGTTGATAAAGATGGCAATAAGAAAGAAGATCCTCTGCTTTATAAGCTCCTTGAGAACCCAAACCCTATGCAGTCGCAAAATGAGTTCCTTCGCAACTTCAAAACACAGGAGCAAGTTTATGGCAATCAATACATCTATAAAAACCAAGCAAGCAAGATAGCTCCACCTTCAGCACTTTGGAACATCTCTGCTGCTTATATTGCACCGGTGACAACTGGCCTGATATGGGACCAGGTGACTGTTGATGGCATAGTGTCAGGATATCTTTATACTGAGAATGACAAGAGAAAAGTCTTTACTCCTTCAGATATACTTCACCAAAAGATTAGCTCACTCGACAACCCTATTCTTGGAACGTCTCCCATCATTTCACTTAAGTACCCTGTGACAAACACTAAGCTTGCTTATGAGTACCGTAATGCAATCCACTCAGAACGTGGTGCGCTTGGTATGATTACCACTAAGCAGAAGGACTCAATGGGCTCCATCAAGCTTGATAAAGAAGATAGAGAGAATATTGAAAGAGACTTTGCAAGCAGTTACGGCACAGGATGGGATGAAGAAGGAAGGAAAAAAAGAGCAGTGAAGATCACTGATATTGAAACAGTGTGGACTCCTATGTCTTTCCCTGTTGGTGAGCTTAAGCTTTTCGAAGAAGTAGATGCTGCGATGATCACCTTCTGTGATGCCTTTGGCCTTAACATCAATATCTTTTCAAATAAGAGCGCAACCTTTGAGAACGTAAGGAGCTCAATCATTCAAGCATATCAAGACACCATCATCCCTGAGGCAGATTCATTCTGTCAGGCTCTGACAAAGTTCTTAGGCCTTAAGAATGGTGACAAGATAGTTGCTGACTTCTCTCACATTCAAGTGTTGAAAGGTGATGATCAGAAAGAGGCGCAGACTCTTCAAACTAAAGTTAATTCAATTCAGCAGCTTGTTACTATGGGAATACTTTCACCTGAGGCATCAATTGACATCATTAATAAGATGACTACTCTTGAGCTTCCACCGATGCAAGGCCGTTCAATAGTTGATAATTTGAATAGACTTTCACCTTTAGTTAGTAACAATGTGATTCAGAACTTAACTATAAATGAGATTCGAAGCATCGCAGGGCTTCCTCCAGTTGAAGGTGGTGATGTAGTGTCAGCCATTCCGGTGGTGCAGCCAGTAACTACTTTCTAAAGTAGTGAGTGTAGACTCCGTATCTTATCGAGTCCATGAGGTGATTGTACTGGTCCGTTGGCGCATTCGTTGCCTTCCCTGTTGAGGCATCCTTTATAAACTCATATCTACTCTTCTCGATGTGCAGATTCTTTGATGACTCAGTATAAAATACTTTATACTCCTTAAGCTTCATGATGCCAGCAAAGATGGAGCCTGCGCCCTTACGTGCAGGGAATACTGAACAGCCAAGCCTTCTGAGCTGTCCTCCCATGTCAGGATCATGCTCAATGTAGATGGGATTCGATGAGGTGAAGCCATTGGCATCAAATAGATTCTTGATTTGAGTAGGTGTGATGCCCGGAGTGTAGCAAAGCTCCTTTATAAATAGTGTCTCACCAAGTCGCACGATCTTAACTCCTGCAGTTGGATCATTAGTATAACCAAAGTCAAGCCCTCCGAAGAACTTCTCATCTGTCGGGAACTGGTCATCCGGTATCATCTGCCAGTTAGGGAAGATAAGTCCTGAGATGTTGCCCGTCTTACCACGTGCGTAAACTTCCCACAGTGACTTATCAGCGATGTTCTCAATCTTCTTGTGTTCTGCTTCACTTAGAAAAACATTGTGCCTATGGTCAGAGATAATTAGCTTCACACCTTCCTTGCCTATCAAGTTATCATGCGCCCAAAATTGAGCCGTTGGATTGTAGTCAATAAATATCTGCTTCCTGGTCCTTATAGCAAGTTGCCAATAGATGAGCCATTCAATACCATTGGCTTCATTTACGAAGAGATAGTCCCTCTTTCCATTCTTTGCATCCTGCTGGTCAGAGTAAGAGTTGAACTCAATGAGGCTCCCGTTCTTAAAGTAGATGATGCGCTCGCTCTGATTCCACTTTTCAATGTATTGCTTGAGCTCAGGAGTGTCAATGTAGATAGTCTCTGCATCTCTATACGCCCCTTTTTTTAAGTTTGGTATATCTTGGCCTGCCACAGTAATCACTTGCTTTGATTGCTCAATGGCAAGCAAGAACAGCCTTTGCATCAAAGAGAAGGTTTTGCTTGATGCTGTCCCTCCTTGATTGATGACCACCTTCTCAGTGGCTGTGTAGTTGGCATGGAATACTGGTGTGCAGTTGAACATCTTAATCTTTTATTTCATCCTCTGATGATGCCATTGGTGGTGCGTTGTTGAATACGTTTACCACTGGTACAGCAGCAGCAATCTTTTCACCATCACTTGTCACATCAAGCTTATCACCGTACTTCTTAGGAGCCAGCTTTGCAAGCACCCATTTGCGAGTCTCAACTTGAAGCTTCCTGTGCTGAGTCATGTCCTCTGTCTTAACTGAGGTCCCTGAGTCACTCACCACTGTTGTCTCACCAAGTTTTGGAGTGTCAGAGATTTCAAGCATCTCCTCAAAAATCACATCAGCCCTCGCCTCGCACGCACGTGCGTAGCGTTTTTTCTTATCTTCTTCCATAATTAATTCAAAGAATTTCGTTGAGCTCATCTCAACTACTTTGACTGCCTTTCTTAAAGGCATCCCCGTTGAGATAAGATCCATGATCTGAGTGAATCTTCCCTCATAATTATAAGGATCAACCTTTGGCTCTGCTTTTATTTCAATCTTCTTCTTTGCCATAACTTATCTTTTATCATCATTACAGCAAATGCAAAAAATCATATTAGGTCCATTGATGAACTTGCATTTTTTGCACTGCCATTCTTTTAATACTATTGCTTCCATTCTTTAACTGCTTTTTTATTTTCAGCCTTCGCAGGCTTTGCTTCTTCTTTTTTAACTTCAAAGCACATAGCGAAAAACAAAAATAAAAAAAACAGGATATCTTTCATGTCCCTAATTTACTAAATAATTTTTGATTTCATTCAATGCCTCCTCTGCTGATGTGCATAATATAACTTTATTCCCAAATGAGATAAGTCTTTCATGCTGCTTAACTTGCTCAGGCCTTGCCTTCTCTCCTGGTTTCTTAAGCTCAATGTATAGAGCACCAAATCCTTTGGATGGTATTGCAAGGCATAGGTCAGGCATTCCCTTTATCATTCCGGCACCAACTAACTGAGCAGCTTGAATAACTGTCCTTGCGTTGTTGTTGATGTGATAAAGAGCTCCTCTCCACTGAGGATTCTCATTCCAAAATGTCGTGCAAATCTCTGCTTGTATTTTCAACTCACTCATAAGTGTTCCAAATGTAGTTAACTAATTTCACATTTGCAAGTGTTTTTTTAGGTAGTAGGTAGTAGGAGTGGTAGTAGGATCTTTTTTCCACTCCTACTACCCTA